TGTTCGGGCCGTTCGGGTTCGCGGCGCGGGTCAATAGTACGGGTGAGGTCGAGTTCTTCCCAACGCGGGTGCTCAACTACGTCGCGCCGACCTACACGATTGCGACGAACGACCTCGTCGGGGACGAGCCGCCAGCAATCTACGACTTGGACGAAGCGACGGTCGTGACCGGCTACACGCTGACGCAGAACGTCCTCACGGCGATGACCAACTTCGACTCGGACGATACCGCGCCCGCGCCGGACGGGATCGTCTCGACCGAGCAGACACTCGAGTATGCGAACGGGGACACCTCGACCTACTCGACGCGGGTCGTGTCGTACACCGTACCGGGGATGGTGACGGACGCGGAATCGTTCGTGCCGTCGTTCACGGAGTGGTCGCGGGGCGTGGTGTTTGAGGGCTTCAACCGATTCGGGCGTGGCGCGGTCAACTCCGAGGTAGCGGTCCTCCGCACGTCGGCGGCAGCGGCGGCGCAGGTCGGCGACTTCATCTACATCGACGCGAGCTACTATCCGAACCGCAACTACCGCATCGGCGAAAGCTCGGTCGGGGCGCGGGTGGCGCAGATTGTCCGGCGCGAGGAGCGGCCCGAGTCGGTCGCGTTTAAGCTGGTGGACGCGGGCGGGTTCGTGCAGCCCGCGACAGCGGCAACGGTCAGCCTTGCGGTCTCGACGAGCGATCCGCGTCGGGTGGCGCAGTTCACCATCACGAACGCGGCCACGCTGAACTCCGGGAGCATCGGGGTCGCGGTCGAGTGGGCGACGGGGGCGAGTGCGCCGACGGCTGGCAAGAACGGGAACCTCTTCACGCGCTATGCGCCGGGAGCGGTTCCGACAGGTGCGGTGCAGCTACCGGCGGTCAAGCTCGGCGCGACGACGGTCCACGTCCGGGTGCGGTCGGAGGTGCCGGGCATCTTCCCGAGCGCGTGGTCGGGGTGGTCGACGGTGACGCTCAATGCGTGGACGGCCCCGACGGGCGTGACCGTGGGGACGCTGACCAACGAGACGGCGGCGGTCTCGTGGAGCTTGAACACGAACACGACGGACTCGGTGGACGTGTACGTGGCACCGGGGTCGGTGGCCCCGAGCGACTGGACGCCGTACCGCGTGAACACGTTGCCACCGGGCACGACCTCGACCTTGCTGACGGGGCTCTCGGCGTCGACGGCCTACATCACGGGCGTGGCGTTCCGCGATCGCGTGGCGAACGTGGCGATGACGCCGGTGACGGCGACGTTTACGACGGCTGGCGTCACGACGGGCACGGCGGATCGTCCGGCAGGGTTGCAGGTTATCGCAGGCGTAGATGACGCCAACCTACCGCAAGGCGTAGTCCTCGCGATTTGGCCGTCCTCTGGGTCGGTCACGACCATCCTCGAACGGGCTCTCAACGTTGCTGGCGTACCGGGGACGTATGCCGAAATCGCGGTCCTACCGGGCACGGTGACGTCTTATGTGGACTATCTGCCGAAGGATGGGACGACCTACTGGTATCGCATCAAACACCGCACGGCTGGCAAGACGGACTCCGAGTATGTGCCGGGATGGACGAATATCTCAACGACATACTACGGCGTCAACGCAGTCGCAACAGGCGTCCCGCCGGTTCTTGCAACGGTGCTACCGCAAGAGCCAATCATTGTTCCGTCGAGCGCCTACATTAACGTAGGGTCGCCGCAGTTCAACATTGATATCACCTACACCGATTCGCAGCATCGGGTTGCGTTTTTTGAGTTTCGGTCGCGGTCAAGAACCACGAAAACGTGGGGCGCGTGGTCGGCGTGGACGCCGTATTTTAAGGATATTGCGAGCCGAACGTCCGGCACGTTTTCAAGCATTGCGGGACTCGCAACGACGACGACCATCTATCAGGTCGAGTGGCGGATCTATGGCTCTGATGCCTACGGCAACCTATCGTACATTCGCTCGGGCAACACCGAGTGGCCGCAGAACTACGGGCAGAACAAGCCCATCATCAAGGTGCAGAAGCAGGGCTACAACGCGGGCACCGGGAAGTACGAGGTCTGGTGGCGATTCTACTTTGATCGCGGCAACTCGACGCTTGACGAGGACGGCGACCAGAACACGCAGCAGACGTTCACGACACAGGTGATTGCGGCCTCGGTCAAGGACCAGAGCGGTACCACGGCGACGAGCGTGGCGACGAGCGGCACCAAGACGGCGGACGGGTGGAAGGCGACGTGGGACTCGACGGCGGGGCAGTCGTGGGTCTTTGAGGTCAGCGTCGATACCGCGATGCCGACGCAGTACTACCTACAATACCAAGACACGGACGTCTTGGATGAGCAGTTGGTCGCGCCGACGAGTGGGCAGACGTTTAGCGCCCCGGCAGCCTCGGCGACGGCTACGACGGGCACGTTGACGCTCGGCTCCTACCTGACGGGTGGAAGCTACAACGGATCGGCGAACGTCACCACGACGGTCGATGCGACGACGACGAACACGGCCAGCAAGGTCGTTGCGCGTGACGCCTCGGGCAACTTCTCCGCCGGAACGATTACGGCGACCCTAAATGGTGCGGCCCCTGCCGGAAGCCTGACCGGCACAACACTTGCCTCGAATGTCGTTAACTCTAGCCTGACCTCGGTCGGAACGCTGACCGGCCTTACGGTAAGCGGTGCCAGCACGTTGTTTAACACGGGCGACGCGGTAGGAACGCTGACGCTCGGCACAACGGCGGCGGTCACGCAAGAACAGCGGTTCCGGCTCACGAATAGCGTAGCAACTGGCGGCGTCGAGATTGTACTTAATGGCGCGGCAACGTCGTGGGGCCTGTACGACCGCACCGCGTCAAAGTGGGCGATACAGGTTGCGCGTGGCGCGACGGATGCGGTCTCGATCCCGGGCTCCCTCGCCGTTACGAATGCGCTCTCGACGAGTTCGACGTTCTCGGCGTCGAGTTATGCGGCAGTCGGCGGCGCGGTGTCCGCTAACGCGCAGTTATATGTGCGTGGCACAATGGTCGGAACGGGCGTCAATCAGTATTCCGCGCTGGTGCAGGCCACGTTCCCCGTAGCGGCAACGTCCGGAATGCACGGCGTCTTTGTAGCGACGATTGGCGCGGCGGGAACCTATACCACGACAAACGTCATCGGCGTCAATGTTCAGCCGCATACCCTTGGCGCGGGGCAGACGGTTACGAACGCTTATAGCGTGTTTATCGGAGCATCGTCACACGCCGCGACCACGAAGTATGGTATTCAGATTGGTGACGTAACTGGCGGTACGACAAACTACGCGCTCTACACCGGGACTGGGCAGGTACGGTTTGGCGGTGCGGTGAGCGCCCTGTCCTCGCTGACGGTGAGCGGCGACCTGACGGTGGATACGAACACGCTCAAGGTTGATAGCACGAACAACCGCGTGGGCGTAGGCACCGCGTCACCAGCCTACACGTTGGATTCGGCTGGATATATCAACGGCACCTACTTGCTCCGCGCGACGCGGAGTGCGGATCAGCGGATTGATATTGACTGCGGCGGGCCGAGCTATCCTACGGCGAACGGCATTGTCAGTTTCTCGAATCCGGCTAACAGCAAGACGTTGGTGATTCGCGCTACAACGGATGCGGCTAACACGACGCGCACAACGGGGTCACTCGGTATTGACTTTCAGACTTACGCCTCATCTCGGCTGTTTATCAGCGAGTTTGGGAATGTCGGAGTAGCGACCAGCTCTCCGGAAGGGCAGGTCGATATTCCGTGGTCCGGAACTCCCGGTAAGCCGACCATCCTGCTTGGCGCGACCGACGGCGGATCTACTCGAACCAACGCGACACGGAAAAACTTCCGCATCGGCGCGTATCACTACACGAACGCCTCATTGCCGTTTGCAATCCTGATGGGCGACGCCGACGCCTCTAGCAACGAAGTGCGGATTGGCGGCGGCACGGGACTGCTGAACGCGGCGACGAGCATCGTGATGCTTACCGGGGCAACGACGACGACGCCGCTTGGGAGCGAGCGTATGCGTATCGTGTCCAACGGCAACGTCGGGATTGGAACGGCGAGTCCGGCGACACGGTTAGACATAAACGGAACGACCACGTTTCGAGATACGCTTTTCCTTTCTTCTGAAGGGATTTTGAGTTGGTCAAGCGACCTCGGAAACGGGCAGGGTGGTGCCATACTCGGTTCCGTAGCGTCTAAAGGAGTGCTCATACGAGGCGGAGCCTCTGGTACTGGAATCTTCGTAAACTCAAGCAACAACGTCGGCATCGGCACGACGAGTCCGAGCGAGCGGTTGCACGTAAGTGGAAATATTCTTGCAACGCAGAATGTTACGGCATATTCTGATGCGCGAGTAAAGGCAAACATTGAAGTCATTGGCAATGCATTAGCAAAGGTTCGCGCTATTCGCGGCGTAACGTTTACGCGAACGGATACACACGATTCAGCACAGCGTTACGCTGGTGTCATCGCACAGGAGATTGAAGCCGTACTGCCGGAAGTGGTCGGAGAAAATGGCGCAGGAATGAAGCACGTCGCATATGGCAACATCGTTTCGTTGCTTATTGAGGCCGTCAAGGAGCTTGCGGACATTGTGGAGTCTCGGCAATGACGCTTCCGGCAAGCGGCACTATTTCTATCAATGACATACGCATCGAACTTGGTGTGCCGTCATACACCAATGCGTCGATGTTAGATTTAGCGACGGGTGGTGTTGTTGCTATCAATCCGTGGGCTGTCCCCAAGCCACAGAACTACGCACCATATTTGATGACGGCGTGGTACAGCTACAATCACGCAGCGACGGCACCAAACATTACATCATTTGTCGTCTTGGGTACGACAGACCCTATCTACGGCGGGTTTAATGCGTCGTGGTCATACATCAGTGGTACGAGTCTGAACGTAACCGACACGTATTTGGATTACAGCTTCGATTACGGCGCAACGTACAATCAGTTTCAGTATTTGTCTGGCACTAGTACGACGCAAATCATCGACAGCGTTGAAGGATTGCCGGGATTTACGTCCCTTGACGATACATACTTTCGCTTGCGAGCATATGCAAACGGAACGCAGGTGCCATATTCCCCATTGTACGCCTATCCACCCTTCCCGTACTGACTTATGACAAATGACAATGATGGCCCAACTGGAGAACCGATGAGCCTGACCTATACGTGGGATTTCCCCGCCTTTGACTGCTATCCCGATCAGGACGGCTATGTCGATGTCGTGTTTACGGTGCATTGGCGATACAACGCCTCGGACGATGCCGGACATACGGCGGTCGATTACTCAACGCAGTCCGTCGCCTATACGGAGGGCGACCCGTTTGTTCCGTTCGCTGACTTGACGCCCGAGATTGTCGAGGGCTGGATGGTCGCCGCGATGGGACCGGAACGAATCGCCCAGCTACAGGCGAACCTCGCCGCGCAGATTGAGCAACAGATTCACCCGTCGCAGGTCACGTTGCCTGCGCCGTGGCAGGCGTCGGCATAAGTTTCTTTTTCTCACCTTCCTCCATCGAGGTAGTATGCGGCTCCACTTGCTGTCGATCCCCCACACCGTCACGACTCAAGCGTTCGCGCATTGCGCCTTCACGCAGAAGGTCTACAAGCTCCCCCGGATGCTCCGCCCTTTGGGCTACGAGGTCATTCACTACGGGGTCGCGGGGTCGGACTCCGGGGCGTCGGTCGATGTGACGCTGATGGAGCAGGACGAGCACCAAGCCCTCCTCGGTCACGCCTACCACGAGCACGGCACGGGCTTTTACGGCGACGATGCGAAGGCCGACTCGCCCGTCTATCGGCAATGGAACCTCTACGCCCGCGACGCGCTCAAAGAGTACGTCCAGCCGGGCGACTGCATCCTCCTCCCGTTCGGTCACGCGCACTCGTCCGCCATCCGTGACCTGCCGGTCCTCAAGGCCGGGGCCGGGGCGATTGAGTCCGGGATCGGCTACTACGACTGCCTCCTCCCGTGGCGGGTGTACGAGAGCGAGGCGGTGCGGCACGGCACGATGGCGAAGGAGGGGCGGCACGGGGTGCATCAGACCTCGGGGCGGCTTGAGTTTGTGGTGCCGAACAGCTACGACGTGGACGAGTGGCCCGAGGGTCGGGGCGGGGACGCGGTCGTCTTTCTTGGGCGGTTGACCGAGGGCAAGGGGCTCCCGCGCATCTTGGAGCTCGCCCGGTTGCGCCCGAACATCCCGTTCGTGATTGCCGGGCAGGGCGATCCGGACGCGTTCGGTGAGGTGCCGTCGAACGTGACGTTCGTGGGGCCGTTGACCACGGAGCGGGCGGCGTTCTTGGGCAATGCGCGAGCCATCATCGCGCCGTCGGCGTATGTCGAGCCGTTCTGCGGGACGGTGGTCGAGGCGGCGCTCTGCGGGACGCCCGCGATCACGACCGCGTTTGGGGCGTTCACGGAGACGGTGGCGCAGGACCGCACGGGGTTCCGCTGCCAAACGACGGCGCAGTTCCTCGAGGCCATCGACCGGGTGCGGGACTTGGACCGCAAGGATGTGCGAGCGCGGGCGCGACGGCTCTACGGGATGCGCTCGGTGGCGAAGGGCTACGACGCGGTGTTCAAGGTCGTCAAGGAGCGCATCGACGCTGGGGCGTTCCCCGTGACTGGTTGGAACGCTTGACACGTTGCATATATATTTGACGGGATGACATAACCGACCGGGGGGTTCTGATGGCGCAGGATAAGTCGAGCGTAATGCTCTTGGTGGCGGGCTTCTTTGGCTCGCTGGTGGCGGTGGGGAAGGCGAACCACTCCAACCTCCGCGACAACCTACTGGCGATCTCGGCGGGCACGTCGAGCGCCTACTTCCTGACCCCGGTGGTCTTTGAGGTCACGGGCATCGCGGCGTCCCCGAACGTGCAGTCGGGGATGGCGTTCCTCCTCGGGGTGCTCGGGATGCGTGGCGTCGAGATGCTCATCGCCAAAATCTTTCCGGAGACGAAGGAATGATTCGCTCTCTCAACCTCCTTGCGAACGGCCTCATCTGCGTCGGCGGCCTCGCGTTCTATGTGATGCTTTTCACGAAGATTGGCGACGGCGTGAAGCAGATTGACCAGTTCGGCAAGGTCAGCTACCACCTCATCCGGACGGGGCTGGCGTTTATCGTCGCCGGGGCGCTCTTCAACGTGTTGCTCCTCACGGTTCCCCCGGCCAGCGAGGTGCTGATGAACCTCGGGTTCGGCTTGGTGCTATCGTGGGCGGCGGTCTGGCACGGCAAGAAGTTCGGCGTGATCACGGGCGTCAAGGCGATTGACCGAAAGACGGGCACCTACCGGGTGCCAAAGTGAGTTGCACGAACCCGAGCCCCAACCACAACACGCGTGGGGCGCAGGCCGTCAAGGTCATCGTGCTCCACGCGGACGCCTCTCCGAACGAGAAGGGCTGCCTGTCGTGGCTCCAGTCGAGCGAGAGCAAGGTCAGCTACCACGCGCTCGTCGGGCGGGACGGCAAGGTCTACACGGTCGTCCCGTATGACCGCCGGGCGTGGCACGCGGGCAAGGCCGAGTGGAATGGGCATAAGGACGTGAACGGCATCTCGGTCGGCCTCTGTTTCTCGAATAAGAACGACGGCAAGGAGCCGCTGACCGAGGCACAGCAGAAGGCGATGAAAGTCCTTATTGCGGACGTGCGCCGGAAGTACGGGCAGATCCCGGTGACGACTCACGCGAAGGTCAGCCCCGGTCGCAAGAACGATCCCGACCACGTCCCCGGATTCGTCCTTGCGGACTACGAGTGACCTTGTCGTCGGCCTCCTCCTGCTCGCGCTGGTCGCGGTAGGTGGGTGGTGGGGCGGGCGGGCGGTGACGCCGGACTACCAGCGGACGATTGACAGCTTGGAGGTCGTGGTGGACAGCCTAGACGAGCGATACGCCGCCGTGCGGGGCCGCACCGACACGGTGGTCCTCCGGCTCCGGGAGGCCGGACATCGGGCCGCAGACGCCAACCTCGCGCTTGGAAACGCCATTGACACGGCCAACGCCGTCCTCGCGGACTCGAACGCGGCGCGGTTGCGGGTGGCCTTGTCCGATTTGGTCGAGCGGTCGGAGACGTATCGGGCCGAGGTCTTGACATACGAGCGTCAAGTTGACACCCTTGTCAGAGCGCATCTTGCCGAGCGTCAAGCCGCTGGCGTGAAGATGGACGCGATGCAGGCGGTGATGGACGTACAGGCAGAGGCGCTGGAGGCGGGGCGCTGCTCGACCTTCTTCGGGCCGTGTCCGACGCGGTGGCAATCCTTCGCCCTCGGGAGTCTGGTCGCCGTCGTCGTCTTGGCGCTATTGTAGGGGATGCCCTGTATGCCTGAATGTGTCCGCGTGTTCTGCCCGTCGTGTCAGGGCGAGAGCCGCGACCCCACGAGTCCAGCCTGCGAGGATTGTATGTGCGGCGGGCACATCGACATCAACCGCAACGCTGACGGCTCGGTTCCCGAGCGTCATCCCGACGGACGGCTGGTCCGTGAGTGGGTCGATCGCCTGCTCCCCGAATGGGCACTCGCAAAGACCTGACCGCGTGGAGTCTCCGCGAGCTTGAGCGGCTCGCGTCCCTCTCCGCGCAGGGGATGGGGGCGGCAGTTGTCGCCGAGACGTTAAACCGCGAGTTCCATCAGGGCGTCCCGATCCGCACCATCTCGGCGGTGCAACTCAAGCGGGGCAAGCACGGCATCAAGGTCGGCGAGCGTCCGAAGGGCGTGACGCCGGTGACGCAGCGGGAGCAGTCGGTGGAGCAGTCGGCGGGGACGGACGGCATCGTCGCTCGGTCGAACGGCTCACGCATCAAGACCGTGGACGACCTGCTGCGGCATATCGACGCGGACCTGACGCGGTTCGAGGTCGCGGAGTCGCAGGCGACCAAGTACGAGGTGGCGACCAAGAGCCCCGAGGGGGACGTCGAGACGACGGAACTGCACCGGGTCTACGTTAAGCTGAAGCCGAAGGCCGGACCCTCGACATTGGAGCAGGTCGAGGCGGTGCTCGATGGAGCGTTTGCGGTACGCCAGCCCGTCTTTGCGCCACGACCCAAGCCCGTCGCGTCCGACCTCCTGCAAGGCGTGGTCATCGCCGACCCGCACGTGGCGAAGCTCGCGTGGGCGGAAGGGACGGGGGCCGACAGCTACGACACGGGCAAGGCCATCGCGGTGATTCGCGACGGCGTTTCGGCGATGCTGGAAGCGGGCGACGACCGCAAGGTGGGCCAGCGGCACTTCTGGTTGCTCGGCGACTACTTCCACCACGATGGGCAGGGCGCGACGACGAAGGGTACGGTCCTCGACTACGACACGCGGGTCCAGCAGATGTTGAAGCGGGGGACCGAGGTGCTCTTCGACCTTATCGCCGCGAGCGCCGAGCGGGTGCCGACGAAGGTGGTGCTGGTGCCGGGGAACCACGACCGGACGTTGACGTGGGCTCTGCAACGCATCTTGGTCTCCGAGTTCCGGCGACATAAGGGCGTGACGATTGACGACACGCACACGACGACCAAGTACCTACGGCACGGGAAGGTCTTGATCGGGCTCGACCACGGGGACAAGGGGAAGAAGCGGCTCGCCGAGGTGATGGCGGCGCAATGCGCGGTCGAGTGGGGCCAGACGATCTACCGCGAGTTGCACACGGGCCACCTGCACGGCAAGGCGGCAATCGAGACGCACGGCGGCGTCACCGTCCAAACACACGCGGCGTTGTGTCCGCCGGACCAGTACCACGCGGACGAGAAGTTCTCGGTCAGCCCGCGAATGATTGAGGCGTTCGTATATCATTCCGGGGGGGCGCTGGTCGGGTCTGATGCGTGGAGTCCCGACCTCCACCGAGCGCCGCGACGGGGGACGATATGACGGCACCCACGGTCTGCCGAAGCTGGACGCCGATCCCGTGTCCGGGGCGCAAGATGGCGCGGGACTTGGGCGAGTTCTCCTATCTCTGGGGGCTCGGCTGGGTCTGGTGGCGCAGCCGGGACGTGGTGAGTCCGTGGACGTATTGCCCGTGGTGCGGTCACGAGCTCCCGACGATGGAGGCGCTCATCCTGCGGGCGTTGCGTCGCGATGACTAGACCGCGTCGGCGGGTGAACCCGTTCACGAACCGCAAGGCGAACGTCTCGGTCCATCGGAACGGGCTGTCGATTGAGGTGCAGGACGTCTCGGCGGTGGACGCCGGGGTGGTGGCG